TGTTGTTTTTTTGGCTCAACCTTTTCTTACTTTTCTTCGCCGATACACGGTCGTTTTTTGTTTTTGTTTTTTTTGTTTTTTTTTTGTTGTTTTTTTGGCTCAACCTTTTTCTAAAAGGTTGTTTTTGGCCCAACCTTTTTCTACTTGCTTCGCAGATAAAAGGTTGTTTAAAGTAATTCCCATACAGTTTCCTCAGTTGGTGTATTTTAACACGAAATGGTCGTTTGGTTGTACCTCCCGACAAGATATTCAGGTATTTGTTCTGCGGTTCTTGAATCGGCGGTGCTTCGTCATACACTTGACCTTTGTCAATGGCATATTTATATTCATTCATTTTATCATCTACTATACCAGTGGCTTTAAACTTGAATTTTTCATAAAAACCGTGACTGTGTTTTGTCGCTGCTATTAAAAATATATTATCAATCAAGCCTAGCTCTACAGTTGCGTCAATTATAGTTGTTAATAATAATTTACCAATACCAGGCATTGGCTTTAGTTGGTTCGTACAAAAAGAATCAATATAGAGAGAATTATCATATACATGATCTTTATCTGACCATTCAATATATTTGAATGATAAAACGCCCAATACATCGTATGTGTCTTTGTCCATGCACACGAGCGAAGAATTCTTCGTTGCAGGGTCTAGATTTTCAATTAAATATATAGTATTTATGCCCGGTTTGCCACTTTTCTTAGAGTAACAAAAATGTTCACGTTTATCTACATTAAAGTCTTCTAAATACTGCGTTATATATCGCAATTCAATGTTTTCGTTATACTCAAAATGTTTTTCAGCAAGTTTTTCATATAACTTGTTTAAAATAATTTGTTCTGTTTGCAAACTATTATTATTTTGGATGAGAATACATTTTATGTTTTTAGTAATATCCATTATATATATAGAGAGAAAATGCATAATGTAGGATGCGTTTTGGTCCAACCTTTTATAAAAAGGTTGCGTATTTTGGTACAACCTTTTATAAAAAGGTTGCGTATTTTGGTCCAACCTTTTCTATAAAAGGTTGCGTATTTTGGTACAACCTTTTATAAAAAGGTTGCGTATTTTGGTCCAACCTTTTCTCAAAAGGTTGAGTATTTTGGTCCAACCTTTTCTCAAAAGGTTGAGTATTTTGGTCCAACCTTTTCTCAAAAGGTTGAAGTAAAACCTAATAAACGTATTTTCTCATACTATTATAAAGATAAGATAATGAATAATACTACGATATTTGACGAACCTTTACTATCAGAAGACCCACAGCGTTACGTCATGTTTCCCATCAAAAATAACGCCATCTGGCTAATGTACAAAAAACAAGTAGAATGTTTCTGGCGGGCGGAAGAAGTGGATTTATCCAAAGATCTCGCCAGTTGGGCCACCTTAAATAGCGACGAACAATATTTTATTAAAATGATTTTAGCCTTTTTCGCCGCCTCCGACGGCATTGTCTTGGAAAATCTCGGGATGCGGTTTATGTCCGAAGTCCAGGTGAGCGAAGCCCGGGCTTTTTACGGCTTTCAAATTGCCATGGAAAACATTCATTCGGAAATGTATTCGTTATTAATTGACACGTATATTCGCGAAGAAGAAGAAAAACACCGTTTGTTTACCGCCATTGCGCATTTTCCCTGTATTAAGACAAAAGCCGATTGGGCCATCCAGTGGATTAATGATAAGCAATCTTCGTTTGCGACACGTTTAGTAGCGTTTGCTTGTGTAGAGGGTATTTTTTTCTCAGGTGCCTTTTGCGCAATTTATTGGCTGAAGAAACGGGGAAAAATGCCGGGATTGACATTTAGCAATGAACTGATCTCGCGAGACGAGGCCCTCCATACGGAATTTGCCATCCTGCTCTACCGGCAGCTCCTCCAGCCTTTAGCCGAAGACGTCGTGCATAAGATGTTGAGAGAAGCCGTAAAAATTGAGCAAGAATTTATTTGTGAGGCGCTGCCGTGTCGGCTCATCTCTATGAACGCGAAACTCATGTCGCAATATATTGAATTTATTACAGACCGCCTGGCTGTGCAACTCGGTTATAATGCAATTTATAGAGTCGGGAATCCGTTTGATTTTATGGAATTGATTTCCATGGAAGGGAAGACGAATTTCTTTGAAAAACGGGTGGGTGAATATGCCCTGGCGACCAAGACAAAAGATGCAAGTGTATTTGATATGGACGGGGCGTTTTAAGATAAATACTATGATTTTTTATATACTATGAATTTTTATATACTATGAATATATAAAAATTGATTCCAACCACCTCTTTTAGGCACATGTTATATTCCCCTTCCAAAATAATGGCTACCGCTATAAGTTCATTGTTTAAGACAACTATGATCTCTGAAACCAGTTTTATTGTTAAAGAATTTGATCCGAATCTCAACGCGTTGAAAGTTGAAGCTATTGACCGAATAGAATCCGTAGTGGATGAACTGCCGAAATACAAACTAGCCTTTCAAACCCTGATTGACAATTTTACAGTTGAGGACATGCTTTATTTGATGAACATCATCTTCCGAGACACTGATTTCAAACTTTCCGCCTATTATACGCTCTACAATAAATATTTTGACGAAATTGAAGAGTTGATCCACCTAATGTGTCAACGAGTATAATGGGTGCAAATAATTATGGGTGCAAATAATTATGGGTGCAAATAATTATGGGTGCAAATAATTATGGGTGCAAATAATTATGGGTGCAAATAATTATGGGTGCAAATAATTATGGGTGCAAATAATTATTGGTGCAAATAATTATTGGTGCAAATAATTATAGGTGCAAATAAACATAGGGCCAATGGCGACTTAAAAACTCCGCATTATATAAATATAAAAAAAATGACAACCTCAACGCATATTCAATCCATAAGCGACATTACTAACATAAAGTATATTAATTTGGACTCGCGCCCCGACCGGAAGATCCATATTGAAACCCAATTGACTCGGGTTGGTTTTCTTATGTATGAGCGATTCAAAGCAATTAAAACCACTAACGGGGCGATCGGTTGTACCATGAGTCATTTAAAATGTTTGATGGATGCTAAAGAGAAAGGCTTATCGCATCTGCTTATTTGCGAAGATGACACGACTTTTTTAAAACCGGATCTGTTTAGAAACCAATTAAATTCTTTTCTTGCAAAACAACACCCTTGGGATGTCGTGTTATTTGCCGGCAATAATATACTGCCTTATGACCACGTGGACGATACGTGTATTAAAGTGTCGCATTGTCAAACCACCACGTGTTATTTGGTGAATGGACACTATTTCAGTACCTTGATAGAAAATATCAACGCAGGCTTGCAACTCTTGATGCAAAATCCCTCTTACAGATTCTATTATGCGATTGACAAATATTGGCTGCAATTGCAAAAATGTGATAAGTGGTATTTGATTATCCCCGCCACTGTAATTCAACAGGAAGGTTATAGTGATATTGAACATAAAGTAATGAATTATGTTGGCTTGATGACAAATGTCAATAAATCCATCGTACCGACACCCTTGACATCGGCGCAAGATAATAGTAATCCGAATTTTAAAATGAAGAATTTGCTTTACAAACACACTTTTTAAGAAAAAGTGTAGCAAAAAACACACTTTTTAGGAAAAAGTGTAGCAAAAAACACACTTTTTAGGAAAAAGTGTAGCAAAAAACACACTTGTGAGTATTTCGGCGTACGCGCAACCAAACAAGTGCTTTTTTTGCCGCACTTTTTTTAAAAGTGCTTTTTGCCGCACTTTTTTAAAAGTGCTTTTTGCCGCACTTTTTTAAAAGTGCTTTTTGCCGCACTTTTTTTAAAAGTGCTTTTTGCTACACTTTTTCCTAAAAAGTGTGTTTTTTCGTATTAGTTAAATACAATTAACGTATGTTTCTGTATATTGTGGTTGCCATTATTCAAATGCGCCGCTTGATAAAACGAAGGGGCTTTATTCGCCAGGATTTTGAAGTTAGGTTGCAGCCGCGAAATCATCACGTCACTGTGGTTCGGTAAATTTCGTCGTAATTGGTCAATGACCGCATTTTTATAACGCGTAGAAATATACAGAATGGCATGGGTGGTCAGCATATTCATCACCCGGACTTGCGTTAATGAATAGGGTCTGACTTTACAACCCCCTTGGTGTGTATTTAACTTGGGGTGCCCCCCCGAACGGCTGACACCGAAATAAATCGCATCCGCATCTGCCACGTAGTCAAATGTATCTATACCCGTAAATTCCACATCATCTTCCAAGAGCAGAATGGGTTCGGTATTATACGTCGTGAGAATTTCTATAGTCGCCAACGTTAAACACTGAGGATATTTGATGGCAGAGGATTTGAAATGAATCACCTGTTTGAACCCGATTTTCGCCAAAAGGGTTTGCATGTGGGCTTTTCTTTGCCGGTATTTTTCATTATGTTCCGGGCAAATATAAATGACTTTAATGTCTTGGATTTTCATTATAGTTTTGTATTACACTAAGATGAAAAGAATATAGAGAGGCGAAACGCACACTTAATATATAGCCTTTTGCTATGCTATATGCTAAATGCTATATGCTATATGCTATTCTATATGCTATTCTATATGCTATTCTATATGCTATGCTATATGCTATATGCTATGCTAACGCCTGGATCACTTCACCATACCCGTCCCCGATTTTATAGAATTTATGTGGATATTTCTTGAATATATGAGTCCAGAGAACCTGATCCGTCCATAAATTATCTTTAAACAGACTCGTTTCTTTAAATATTTTGGTTAAATAGTCTTTATAAAGTTCAACGAATTGGTGAATAATAGTTTTATGGAGGATAAATGCTGTCCCAGCGATGTAATGATAATATGATTTAGACGTGACCGACAAGGGCTGAAATCCCTCGCTGGACGTAGAATAAATGAATTTATCTTTGGGGAGCCGGTATAATTTGTGTAAATTCGGAAAAGGTTGCCGAGGGGGTGGTTTCATTCTATATAGGCAGATCCCGGCGTCTATCCAACAGAAAAATTCACTATGAAAAGGGTTGACTTGCGCAGCGCGCTCAATGAGAAATAATTTCTCGTGCCAAATGAGGTTCAGTTCTACTGAGGGACAATGTTTGGGATGAACTTGCATGTTTGCCTTATACCGATAGCTATAAAATTCTTCTATGGTGCATTCAATATAATAAGTCGGTAGCCCGGCGCGAAAGGGTTTAATAAATTCTATGCCTGGCTTGGTGGTGAAAAAAACATAGGGACAATTCACTCGCAAAGAAGTTTTGAACCAATTTAGAAATTTCGTACCGTGCTTATTCTTGATCGGCCAAAAGCCTGACACACAGGTTAAGGGAATCGCTGACATACTTTTATATATGTAAAATACTTATAAATAGTTTTAACATACTAAATAGTTTTCTACTAAAAAGTATATATACATATTTTGTATATAACCGTATGCGCATCAAATTCTTTTCCAATTTTTGTGATTCGGCAACGTGTAAATTCCATTTTGAGCGGGTCTGTCAAGTGATGCAATTAGAAAATTACGGCCCTGAGAAAGACCTCTATATCACTACTGAAGAAGATTATACACATGTCATTATTATTAATACGGCGATGCCTGTGTTGAACCATATACCTAAAGAAAACGTTATTGGCTTGGCTTTTGAACCAGTACCTTTTTTAAATCTGTCGCATGAGTTTGTCCGCTATGCCCAAAAACACATTAGCAAGTATTTAATTGGGGATGTTTGTATTCCAGTCCCTAATACTAATCAGGTCGTCATGTTACCGACCTTATTTAAGCTGCATTACGCGTATATTTGGCACATGACTCCACCCCCTTTTAATTATATACCCCAAAAGACGCGATTAATTTCTATTATGGTGAGTGAGAAGAAAAATGCGCCCGGTCATCAATACCGTCATACCTTAGTGAAACATATTTTGAGTAAGGGATTGCCTATTGATATTTATGGGCGCGGTTCAAATCTCTATAAAGGGTTGTATGGGAGTATTTATAAGAGAGATCCACGGTTAAAGGGGCATTTTAAAGAATTGGAACCCTATGCAAATTATGCTTTTCATATTTGTATTGAGAATTTTATGTCGCCGGACTATTTTTCCGAGAAAATCACCAATAGTTTATTATGTGGCACAACGCCAGTATATTGGGGGTGCACAAGGATTTTAGACTATTTTCCGGCGAACGTCATTCTTTTGAGTGGGGATGTAGATAAGGATATCCTGTTACTACGATCCATTTTAGCAGCGCCGCATAAATATAAAGCGACTATAAAATTGAATGTGATAAAAGATAGACTAAATTTATTGAAGAATGTGGACAAGCTTTATGCTTAGCAACCTTTACACTTAGGTTAGACAACCTTTACGCTTAGGTTAGACAACCTTTACGCTTAGGTTAGACAACCTTTACGCTTAGGTTAGACAACCTTTACGCTTAGGTTAGACAACCTTTACGCTTAGGTTAGACAACCTTTATGCTTAGTAAACTTTACGCTTAGGTTAGATAACCTTTATAAACGGCATTTTCCACATTTTCTCTCTTAAATTCTGATAAATGTTCTGTAAAGTAATGATATCTATATTAAAAGGTTTAGCAGTTACCCTTTCTCTAGGGTACTGATTAGGCGTGCATTGGATTTGAAAGGTTTGGTTAAATTCTTCTATTTTTTTAAAAAAATCTTCGTATTTGACACAATAGATTTTATAATTCCGTTTAATAACCGGCGGATTTATATAATTATCATAAAAATTCTCAATACCATATAAATCTTGTTTGCATTCAAGGACTTGGGGCAAAGTGGTATTGGGATTGGCTTGAATATGACTGAGATGGGCTGGATGAGAGAAACGGGAGATAATCGCCTTCACTGGATCACGATAAATATAAATGACATAATAGTCTTTAATATCTTTTTCAGGGATTGGAATCTGTGAAAACCATTCGTGTTTATCAATCTCTGTCAGCGTAGTTGGTGGATAGCGTGAATGAATATGTTTGACCTTGCCGAATTGCCGCAAGTATTCACACAGCATCTTAGAGCCACAACCGCCGAAACTACAGACGTAAAAGACTTTATCGTAGGATTTTCTTTTTTGGAGAAGTGGAATTCGTAGATTTTCTAAAGGACTTTTTGTTTTTAGGTTACTGAGCGGTTTTTTTATATCGTCCAACATTTTGCTAAAAGACATACTAATATACACTTTCAGAAAAAGTGTGGTAAAAACAACCTTTTTCCAAAAGGTTGGGCCAAAATTCAACCCGGAATAATTGCGAGTACACACACATAACTTTACAAGTAATTTTTGGCTAATTTGTTTCCTCCATCGGTTGTAATTTTTGGTCCAACCTTTTTCTAAAAGGTTGTTTTTTCTAAAAGGTTGTTTTTTCCCAAAAGGTTGGACATAAATCCCTAATATCATTATGTTGGAGCATGGGGCCGAACCAATTCGCCGGGTAACACACAATTTTCTCCGGATTGTTATTAAAATAGGCTCCCCACCAGCTATACGTGCTGTTCGCAATGACATTATGTGTACAGAGACTCATGGCTAAAAGTTGCTCCCAGTCGCTGAGGGTCGGCGGAATGATTTTGAGTTCAAACTTGGGGAAAGTCGCTCGCAATTGTTGTAAGATAGGAGTTATAGCCGCTAAATCGCTTTGCTCACAAAAGATCAAGAGAGTTGTTTGTGCTGTTTTGCTGTGTGCTATAATATGCTGTATAGCTTTATGATAATACTCATACGTCAATAAGGGGTAATGCTGCGGCAAACCTTTATAATCACCCTGCCGGAAATGTAGACTGATAGCTGCAGTCGTGAGGCCATTCAACCGTTGCAGTACAACAGCCTGCTGCTCCGCTAACCGCAGAAGGCGCATAATAACCTCAGCGTGCGCAGCGAAATAACGTGGACTCTGAAAATACCCACACAGTAAGATATGTTCCGTGTTAAGGGGCGGCGCCGGCAATTCACGATATGTAAAACCACATTCTTTAAGCTTAAAAGGACTTAAAGCCGCATAAGGGACGTCACCGGTGTATTTAGCTAAAGGGGCCAGAAAAGAATGCCAATACGTGGAGCGTTTATTATCCAGACGTATTTGCTTGGTGAAAATGAAGGGTCTTTTATGTGTGAGCCCATAAGAAATCGTATTAAAAATTTGGAACAGTTGATTGCCGAGACCGCCTTGTAAATAACAAGTGAGCATTTAAATACTTGTCTATAAAAGTATTTAATTGGAAATTTAAATATATAATTAAATTAAGAATGCCTGGCTGGACGACAAATAGTACGTCGTGTATTATAAATAATGGAACAATCGGACAAACAGGTGCCGGAGGGCCAACAGGCCCAACAGGGCCAACCGGTGCCGGAGGGCCAACCGGTGCCCCAGGTACTAATGGTTTCTCTAGCGGTGCCGTGTTGTATTTAGATGGACCAAGCGCAACGCAAAGTGTTCCGACTACAACTATAAATGATGCTTTAATAGATATTCCCAATATGGGTCTAACGACAACGATTGCAACGACTTTTTTGGGAGTTACTGATACGCTTGTCGCTAGTTTTACAACCACTGTTGGGTTTTTAACAACCAAGGAAATCATTGGCGGTATATGGGACGTAATCGTATGCGCTAGCACAAATAGTAGTGGAAATGTAAAATATTATGCAAAAGTTTGCTATGTAGATCAAGCTCAAACAAACCCGCCGGTTGTCATTGCTTCCAGTACTGCTACACCCACTATCATTACTAGTTTAACATCGGCGTATTATATTAACAAAGTCATTGTACCCACTTATACTTTACCTGATGTTAGTAACAGGATTCAATTACAAATATGGGCTGCTGCAAATGTTATTGGTAATCAAATGACAATCTACACGCGCGATAGTACACAATCTTATGTTATAACAACGTTGGCTTCAAATTTATTTGGCCCAACCGGCGCCGTAGGCAGCACAGGTGTAAAAGGCAGCACAGGCAGCATAGGCAGCACAGGTGCCGTAGGCAGCACAGGCGCAAAAGGTGAGACAGGCGCAGTAGGTCCGACAGGTGCAAGAGGGGACATAGGTGCAAAAGGCGACACAGGTGCAGTAGGTCCGACAGGTGCAAGAGGCGACACAGGTGCAGTAGGTCCGACAGGTGCAAGAGGCGACACAGGTGCAGTAGGT